CAACTACTGGTTTATAATTTAGCAGATGACATGTGCTTTATTAACGCAATGGTTGGTTGGGGCAAAACATTTTGTGCATTACATATTGCCAGAAAACTAGGTCAGAAAACATTGATAGTATGTCACAATACCATGTTGCGCGATCAGTGGATTACAGAAGTACAAAAACTATACGCAATGCCTGTAGGCGTTATTGGCAGTGGTGAGTTTGATATTGATCACAGTATTGTAGTTGGTAACATTCAGACGCTTACCAAGATAGTTCCACAAATTGCCAAGGAGTTTGGCACAGTTATAGTAGATGAGTGTCATCACGTTACTGCCACAACCTTTACAGCCTTCCTAGATGGCATGTATGCCAGATACAAGATTGGTCTTAGTGGTACTATGAAACGTAAGGATGGTAGGCATGTGCTATTTAAGGACTTTTTCGGCCCTAAGCTGTTTCAACCACCAGAAGAAAATACTCTTACACCTACAGTTAAAGTAGTTAAAACTGGAGTAGCCTTAGCAGCAGGCGAACCTTGGGTCAAAAAGATTAACCTATTGTTGTACGATCCTGATTATCAAAACTTTATTGCAGCAATTGCCAAGATAGAGATGGACCGTGGTCATAAAGTTCTTGTTATAGCAGACCGAGTTGAGTTTTTACAAAAAGTAGGAGAACAAATTGGCGAAACGTGTGTGTGCATTACTGGTGGTACAACCTTTGAGGAACGTACCGAACTTATCCAACAAGTTGAAAGTGGTAAGAAAAGCTGCATTGCTGGCAGCCGACAAATATTCTCAGAGGGTATCTCCGTAAATATACTAAGTTGCGTAATTTTAGCTGCGCCAATTGCTAACGACAGTTTACTAGAACAAATTGTTGGTAGAATACAGCGTAAACATGATGACAAGCTAAACCCCTTAGTAATAGACATGCACTTTAGTGGCCACAGTGACCGTAAACAAAATAATGATCGCCTAGCGTTTTATCAACGCAAAGGCTGGGAAGTAGTGGGGGTATAAAAATTTCTACTTGTACAATTATCTAAACTTTGATATAATATATGTTCTGGGATAGTTTATGGCTTTATTTTATAACTTAGAAATTCTGGAAGATCAATCAGGTAATGATGCCGTAAAGTTTTTATCAATGCTATGGTATCATTACTCAAAGCGACTACCTGGTAAGTATAGTAAATTAAAACCCAGCAAGGTATCCCTAACAGGTAATAGCTTTCTGTTATTCCCTGAGCCGTTATTTATTGATAATACTGACATTTTATACAAAGTACAATACATTAAATTAGCGGCACTTAGAGACTGGAACTTGTATAAACAGTATAAGTATAAATCTCTACAAACATCGTTTTTTCCTGATCTCAATTACGATGCAATACGATCAAATCCGTTACTTAAAATAACACCCACTGAAATTACGTTTAAATACGAAGAAAGTTAGAAATGGCATTAGCATTTGGCAAAACCGCAGGTAAAGCAGTCAAGAATTCACATGAATCTTACACATATAAAGACGGAGAAAACGTTGTTCGCTTAGTTGGAGGAATTCTTCCTCGTTACGTATACTGGTTAAAGGGCACAAATAACAAAGATATTCCGGTTGAGTGCTTAGCATTTGATCGTGAACTAGAGAAGTTTAACAACAAGGAAGTTGACCACGTTCCAGCATACTTTCCAGACAAGAAGTGTTCTTGGAGTTATTCAGTAAATTGCTTACACGATGGTAAAGTAGTTGTACTAAATCTTAAAAAGAAACTGTTTGAGCAGATTATTTCTGCAGCCGGTGATCTAGGTCTTGACCCTACCAGTGAAGATGCCGGATTTGACATTGTATTTAAACGTGCTAAGACAGGGCCTTTACCCTTCAACGTTGAGTACACACTGAGTCAGCTGAAATTGAAAAAGCGTGCTCTTACCAGTGATGAAAAAGCCGCAGTAGCTGAATCGCTACCGATTGACGAAAAGTTTATTCGACAAACACCAGATGAAGTTAAAGCTACATTAGAGCGATTAATTAAAGGTTTTGAGGAAGAAGCTACCCCAGATACTGATACTGAAGCCGTTAACGAATTAGGATAAAAAATAGCCGCTTGAGGTTTACTTCAGGCGGCTTTTTGCAATATGAAAATACTTTTTACAGCAGACATTCACATTAAACTGGGACAAAAGAATGTTCCAGTAGATTGGTCTAAAAATCGATACAAGTTGTTTATTGAGCAGCTGATGCAACACTCAGTACAAGCAGATATGCTTGTAGTTGGTGGAGATGTATTTGATAAACTTCCTAATATGGAAGAATTAGACATATATTATGACTTAGTAAGTAGTTGTTCTTTACCTACTTTAATATATCCTGGCAATCATGAGTCTGTAAAGAAGGATACAACTTTCTTTACACACTTAAAAAAAGTTACCAATAGATTGAATCCACTAGTGTTAATAATTGATGATTATTATACTCACTATGAGGATGCAGCAATCTTTGACGTTATTCCCTACAATAAATTAAAGGAATATGAAAAAAGTACCGCGTACTTTTTACGTCCCGTAACAGCCCCTATCCTATTTACTCATGTTCGCGGAGAAATTACTCCCCACGTTAAACCAGAAGTTGACCTAACTATCTTTGATCGCTGGCAAATAGTAATAGCAGGAGACTTACACAGTCATGAGAATTCGCAGCGTAATATTGTTTATCCTGGAAGTCCTGTTACTACCAGCTTTCATCGTAATAGTGTTGATACAGGCGTTATACTTTTGGATACCCAAACTTTGGAGTATACCTGGCTCAAGTTAAATTTACCACAATTAATTCGTAAAACTATTCAGGCTGGCCAACCCATGTTAGCTACTGATTATGACCACACAATCTATGAGGTTGAGGGTGATATGTCGGAATTGGCTAAAATGGAGGATAGCGAATTAATTGACAAGAAAGTATCAAAACGTGAAACAGATACAGCGCTCATACTAGACCCTACTATGACCATGCAACAGGAACTAGAAGAATACTTACTGTATATTCTACAATTAAGCCAAGATACTGTAGACCAAGTGCTACAAGTATATAACGACAATCAGGACAAATTACATGATTAAGTTTACAGAATTACGATGGAGTAATGTATTTAGTTATGGTAAAGATAACTGTCTAAAATTAGATAGTGCTCCACTAACGCAACTAATAGGTAAGAACGGTAATGGAAAAAGTTCAGTAGCACTAGTAATAGAGGAAATACTATTCAACCAAAACTCTAAAAAGATCAAAAAAGCAGATATACTTAATAGGTATACTAAAGATAAACACTACACTATAGAATTGGACTTTGATAAAGATGGTACTCAATATACTGTTAATACTACTAGAACTGGTAATTCTGGTAGTGTCACTCTTACTAGAGATGGCAAAGATATTAGTAGTCATACCAGTACTGGGACTTATAAAACTATTGAGCATATTCTGGGTTTTGATCACAAAACGTTTTCGCAAATAGTTTATCAAAGCAGTGTTAGTAGTTTAGAGTTTCTTACAGCTACAGATACTGCTAGAAAGAAGTTTCTTATTGAACTACTAAATCTTACTAAGTATACGGAGGCTTCTGAGGTATTTAAGGAACTTGCTGCAGGTATGTCTAAACAGGTAGATACAGTACAAGCTAAGATGCAGACTGTATCGGTATGGCTTAATAAATATAGGACTCAGTCTTTAGTAGAAAAACCGTTACAAGATGAGTTAGATTATCCTAATTCAATTATTGAACGTGTTACCTTATTAAGTAATGAGTTAGCTAATATAGAGGCTACTAATAAAAAGATTAGTCAAAATAATGCGTATAAGCAGATATTTAATAATATTGTAATAGAACTTGGCTACCCTCATCCAGATACTTCTCAGTTAATGCCAATGAAGCTACAGGTAGCTCAGGCACAAAAAGAGCTAAAAGATGGGGCTAGTTTAAGTAGTAAACATAAAGGCCCTGTAATTAAGTGTGTTACGTGTTCACAAGACATAGATAATACTACTATGTTTAATATGGTACTAGACTTTGACACAAAACGTCAAAGTCTAGAGGACTTAGTATCTAATCTAACCATAAAAATTAAAGTGTTAGAGAGTGCAATAGCTAAATATAGTGTGCATGAGAAAAATACTCAGGAATGGGAAAAATATCATGCCCTAATTGATAAAAATCTATCTGGTGATTTATTGGATAGAAATCAACTAACTAATGATATTAAGTGTTTACAGGCATCTGCAGATGCTATTATAACTGCTATAACACAAACTAAACATGCTAATAAACTGGCCTATGAGCATAACTCTAAAGTTAAAGTAATCCTGGAACAGCTTGCCTCTATGGAAGCAGAGTTCAAAGAGTTATCAGAGGAACTAGCCGTCAGAATATCTGAACTATCAAACCTACAGATTTTAGTTAAAAGTTTTAGTACTACAGGTTTAGTAGCTTATAAAATTGAGTGCCTAGTAAAAGATCTAGAAGAGATTACTAATGAATACTTAACTACTCTATCCTCTGGTAGATTTCAGTTGGGTTTTAAAATTACTAGTTCTGATAAACTAAATGTAATAATTACTGATAATGGCAAAGATATTGATATTGTTGCTCTTAGTACTGGTGAGCGAGCAAGAGTTAATGTGGCTACGCTGTTAGCTATCAGGAAATTAATGCAGAGTTTGTCTAATAGCAGAACAAATTTACTTATTCTTGATGAAACAGTGGAAAATCTTGATGCAGAAGGTAAGGAAAAATTAATTGAAGTCTTATTGGAAGAACAAAATTTAAATACCTTTCTTATTTCGCATGGTTTTTCTCACCCATTACTAGAAAAAATTAGTATAGTAAAGCACAATAATATATCGAGAATTGAATGGTAGATTCTAGAGCTAAAGGGGCTAGAGCAGAAACTCAGGTTAGAGATAAACTGCGAGAACTCACAAAACTTAATTGGGAGAGGGTGCCTAGTTCTGGTGCCCTAGACCCTAAGCATGGGCTAAAGGGTGACCTGTACGTGCCTAATGAAAAGAACTTGTATTGTGTGGAAGTCAAACACTATGCTGACGACCACCTAACAAGTTCTATCTTAACAGCGCAAGAACCTCAACTAGTAACCTGGTGGGAGCAAACACTCAGACAAGGTAAACAGGTAAATAAAATTCCCCTATTAATATTCAAGCATGACAGATCCAGAATGTTTTGTGCCTTCAGTGATTTACCTACAGAGTTTCACCGATTTATCTCCGTCTGTGCCAATAGCAATTATTTTAATGTTGCCATACTTGATGACTTCGTACGGCATGAGCAGCCAAAATTTATAACTTGACTTTGCTGTTAATTATTGTTATAATATCAACATGACCAAAACTTTTAAACAAATGAACCAAGCCGAGCCTAGCAGTCTTATGATTGTTGACTCACTTAACCTAGCCTTTAGATATAAACACTCTAAGGCGGTGGACTTCTGTGATGACTATATGCGTACAGTAGACTCATTACGTCGTAGTTATAAATGCGATAAACTAATAATTGCTGGTGATATGGGTTCTAGCTCATATCGTAAAGCCCTATATCCTGAGTACAAGCAAAATCGTAAAGACAAGTATGAAAATCAAACAGAGAGCGAAAAGGCGGAATTCGAGGCATTTTTCGCAGAAGTTCAGCACATTCTCGAGCTATATGCAACTAATGCATCTTATCCAGTTATTCGATTTCCGGGGGTCGAAGCAGATGATATCGCAGCGTACATCGTGTCTAAGCGAAAATACCACGAACTTACCCAAATCTGGCTAATGAGTTCTGACCGAGACTGGAACCTATTAATAGATGATGGTGTATCGCAGTTTAGTTATGTTACCAGAAAAGAGTTTACTGTAGATAACTGGAGTGAACACTATGAATTTAGTCGTGATAGCTATATCAGTATTAAGTGTCTTATGGGTGACAGTGGCGATAATGTACCTGGTGTCCCGGGAA